CCCATTTCGTATCGTCCAGAAGGGCGCAGTACTTGATAGTCTGGCGGTCAGAATCCAAAGCCCAGATACGGCCGAAGGCTGCTACCGCGCAGTTGCCTGTAGGCAGGGTGCCGGTGGCTGCCGTAGCGTTGGCAAAGTTGCCGGCGCCGGTCCACTTGATCGGAGTATGGCCCTGCTGGAATCCGAGGACTTTTCCGTTGAAGTTGACGAACTGCCACAGGGACGCGGACGGCGCCGTGATTGTTCCCGTAATGTCAGTTAGGGTACTAGTACCCGAGTAAATCTTGAGGTTAGCAGACGTCAGTACTTCTACGGTCTGGTCACCCTTGACGTACTCAAACAACGTGCGGATAGCAGGACTACCGGAGATTGGAGTAGCGTTCTGCTTGACCCAGCCCTTTCTAGCCGCCAGACGTCCATCTGAGTCTACCACACAATTCAATGCTTTGCTAGCCCACTCGGGTCCTGTAATGGACTGAGCGCGGTTCTTAGCTAGCCCGTTGATTCCGGGCGTAGGAAAGTTGGCAGAAGTAACCGGTGCAGCCATTTTACTGTTCCTGCGCGGTTATTTCGTCCAAACCAAAATCGGCGGCAATCGCACCGTCTAGGGCAGACTTGGCCTTAGCTGCCTCTGTTTCCAGACGACCCGAGAACTCCGAGCCCCGCTCATCCATGGCATAGAACACGGCCTGACGGGCCACGGGACGCCAAGGTATAGTCAGGGTATCAGTAGTAGCCGAGAGTTCGGCCTGCGGGATGACGAAGATGCCTCTGTAATTATACGTAGCATCCGGAGTAGGCCAGAAGTGGCACACTAGATTAGTTCCATCTGTGGTGAACGCCGCGAAACTAGGTTGTGAATCAGCGGCCGCTGCCGAGTTCTGGTACTGCCTAAGTACTTCAATTCCGACAACAAGGATCTGGGCCTCATGCCCGGCGTCTGTGCGGAAGAACTGTGCTTGCAAATCTCCTCCGTACATGATATAGGAACGGGGATTGGTGCTAGTCAGTGTAGTGGTTGCATTGCCGGATGTAGCCGCTACGCTCACGGCCGTGCGCAGAGCGCGCCAAGGACCGGAATCCTCGACGTCCTCTTTGGCGTCGTTTACCATCTGCGCTATCATGGCGGCGTAGGATTCCGTGAATCCTAATACCGTATCTTCGCGGAGAGAAGTCAATACGTAGTTGACCAGCTGTAGAAAGGTTTTAGCCACCGCGGGGACCTCTGATAGCATTGTTCGCAGGATCCATCTTGCGTATATCCTGCAAAGTATAAGTAGGAAGCCCGTCGGCTACACGAAGAGCGTTCAGCCGATCCAACTGTAGATTAGCCTCGTCCAGCAATTCCTGGCGAATCGTCGCCAACTCTGCAAGACGGGCTGTTACACCCGTCTGCAGATAATCCCTCTCTGCAGTTAACCGGGTATAGTCCCCGGATAACTGGAAGAGAGCGCGTAGGACGCTATCCTGCGCTAGGGACATGGCTATTAGCCTGAAACGCCGACTTCGCCTTCACCCTGAATCGAGAGTGAGGTAATCGCGCTGGCAGAGCCAACGAGGAAATCCGCAGCGTCAAGTCGAAGCTGTCCGTACCAGTCGATGGACGAGTTAGCAGGAACAGAGGTGGCCTGTGCGATGACTTCTGTACCCGCCACGTTACCGCCCGTTGCGCCAAGCCAGAAAGAACAGGTAACAGCACCCGCCGTCTTATTCACGATACGAACGTGCTTTAAGATGATATACTGAGACGAGGCCCCTGCGTTGGTACCGCCCGCAGCCGTGCAGGGGTTCAACAGGTTAGTCGTGGGTGTTGCCGTAAGGGCAATTGGACCGAATCGAAAGATTTTATTAGCAGCCATGAGAGTTACATCCTTGGAGTACTGGTAGGTGTAGGTTTAAACGTTCGTCGCTTCTGCGGTGCAGTACTGAATTGTGATTGCATCTGCCGCACCAGATGTAATACATACGCCAATGTTATTTACTGCAGTCGTGTCGAAAGCAGCAGAAATAGTAACGACCGTGACGACAGGTATTATTGCGTGCCCTGTGGCAGCCAAGTTGTGGGTCATCTCAATGGTGCCCACAACGACAGCAGACGCCCCAACGTTACGCACAATGGCATTTATCTGAACAAGGCCGTGGTCAATTACCGCCGTTCCTGCTGGTTTCGTGAAAGAAACCCTCGCAGTATCGGCAGTAGTGCCCGCCGTGCCAAAACAGATATCAAAAGTAGAGGCGGCTATACCTGCGGCGGTCTTTGTCATATCAAAGCGCCACTTAAATTGGGTATTAGCCTGCAGTCCGCCAGCAGGGATCAGGATATTAGATCCTGTGATATAAGTACGAGTGGCAGCCGCGGGGGCCTGCGAGGCAACTGAATTGTTGCCTAGCTCCATGCTGCGCACTACTCCCGCGTCGTTCTTATATTGTAGAGCCTTGGTTATATTATTTACAGAGATCACTGCCTGCCCCGCTGCGGGGGTAGTAGGTACAGCCTGTACGTCTAGGAGTAGGTCTGACATGGTTTTCCTAGTTAGATATGCGTAGTCTACCAGTACCCGCCACGGTGGCTCGTTGGGTACCAGTAAACTGTAGATGGTTACAGTAAATGGCAAAGTTACCGGTGGCTACTGTAATGGATCCCGGAGTGTAGGACGTAGGTGCGCCCGCTCCCGCTGCGCCTGTAGCACCCACTGGTCCGGGAGGCCCCTTATCTCCCTCTTCTCCGTCCTGCATCAGCATGAACAGAGCGGGACCAGCAGGACCCGGAGTGACTAGGTTGGTCTCTAATCCCGTAGAGTCTTTGATGTACAGACTCTTGTCTGCCTTGGCGTAGACTTCTAAACGTCCTGCGGAGGGTGTAGCAGGGGAGGTAGAGTGGAGGTCCAGATTCAACGATACGTCAGTACCGTATTCAATCGGTCCCGCCATCTTCATCTTCATGCGAGAAGTTGGCGCGGCTCCTGCAGCAGAAAGCTGGAAATCCAGATCCCCTGCGACAGAGGCAGCACCTACTGTCTGCGCAGTACCGATGATCTTAAACAGGTACGCGAAACCTAGACCTGTATGGATTCCGTATCCGTTGAATCCTGGAAGCGTATCGCCGGTCTGGCTAGCGGCCTTGGCAGTAGGAGTACCCCTACCAGAAGATACATATATCTCGCCGGGGGTAGCTACAGGAGTGCCGTAGTATTCTGCCCCTACTGCAGAATAATTAGTGGACTGTAGATAGATACCCGCGTTACCTGTTTGTACGTCAAGGATAACGGTTTCGTTAACTCCCGTTGTCCCTATCCAAGTAGTAGTAAGACCGTAGAACTTGTAGTTATTACACAGGTCCGTGGTATTACTGAAAGTAATCGCATCAACCTTATTACCGTTACGATTAGCAGAGAGCCAAGACTTCTGTGATGCGCCTGCATCTGTAGTATGGGCGAAATCTAGGCGACCCGACGCCGCCTTGACCTCCATGCCAAACCACTTTTCGTCTGCAGGAGAACTTTCGTCTGCTACCCAGATAGAACCAACGGCAGGGCCTTTCGATTGTATGTATCCAAGACTGGAGTCGAGCCCGTCCGCAAATATCTGCCAAGCCGTGAAGGTCTGGGAATCTTTCCAAGTCCAGACGTTACCAGACGGGATGGAGAAATCTCCGTCCTGCCCATCTTCCCCTTGAGGACCGGGACCTCCAGAGCCGGAACCAGAACCGGCAGGACCGGTGGGACCTGTAGCTCCAGCAGGTCCAACAGGTCCCGGAGGACCGGGAACCATACTGTCTGCGCCATCTACACCATCGTCTGCAAAACCCGGAGGTCCTTGTAGACCTTGATTGCCTAAACGAGAAGTAGCAATGAACGCGGAATGGTTATCTGGAAAGTTAGTCGTGCCGGTACCGGACGACGTAATGTAAAGGACGGGGAGGGAGTGATAGGTTAGCGCGTGGCTGCCTGTTACTGCGCCGTTAATCTGCCAAATCTGATAGTTGGTAGAGTCGTTCTGGTCTTGGATATAAAGTCTATCTCCAAGAGCTAGTAACTCAAAGAAAACATCTATGTCGTTGGAGTTAGAATCCAAATGATCTACGGTGATGATGCTAGCGCTGATCTGCGTAGCGTTATCCCACCGAAAACGGCCCGAAGCAGGATCACCTCCTACCGTGGTATCTGTACGCCAGACGCCTAGAATGCCAGCAGAGTAACCTGGAGAACCGGCAGCACCAGCGGGGCCAGCGGGTCCCGGAGGACCCATGTCTCCCTCGTTACCGTCGGCGTCTAGGTAGATAGCGGGTCCCATCGGCCCCGGAGCGCCCGTAGGGCCGGGGTTGCCTACACCAGCGGGACCTTGCCCGCCGGGTATACCCTGCTCCCCCTGCTCTCCGGCATCTGCTTCCAGATATATAGCCGGACCTGCGGGACCTATTTGCCCCTGTGCCCCAGCTGCTCCGGGAAGTCCCTGCGGACCGGGAGAACCATCTTCTCCGGCACTGCCACCATCTACCAGCATATGCTGGCCAGCCGGCGCTAGATTAGCGGCCTGAGTGGCAGACAGATGGTAGCGTTCCGTCGTGGTTCCACCCTGCAAACTGCCGAGCAGTTGGTGGGAGGCACCGCTTAAAAAGGTGGTAAGGTCTACATTAGCCCATACCGTGCCGTCGTACTGCAGTACGCTACCCGTTGTTACTGGCGCAGTTACTACAACATCGACCAGAGAATCCAGGCCTGTGGTTTGCTTTAGGAGAGCAAATCGACGGCGTTGCGGCATGAATCCCTCGTATCAAAGAAAAAAGGCGGCCGAGAGAACTCCCCCGGCCGCCCTTGTTACATCACGGGCGGTCGCTGATTACAGCGACGGGACCATGATTGCCATCACGCCAGCCGTGCTGCGCAGCGTCTTAACGCCGTACAGACGGTCAGCCGTCACCAGCGTACCAAGCGCTTCCTGCTTGTACTGCGCCTGCGTGCGGAGGCCAACCTGCTCTGCCAGAACGAGCGAACTCTTCTGGAACATCAAGCAAGGACGGTAGAACGTGGTCGTATCCGTCGCGGCGAACGAAGCAATGTTCGTGCTGACGTAGAGTTCCACACCGTAGAGGTCGCCCACGAAGCCGTTGCGGATCGAGTTGCTGGAACCAGCCTCGCCCACAAATGCCTGCTCGGTGAAACGAGTCACGCCGAGAAGGCGCTTCTTTTCCACCGGGGGGATGACCAGAACGCGATCGCGGCCCGGAGTGTTCGCATCATCGAACGTCTGGATGACCTTGCGGATACCCGCATCCGTCAACGCCGAACCGTTACCGGTGTTGGCGTTGGCAGCCGGATTCCACGTAGTCGAGCCGTCGCCACCAGCCACAGCACCGCTGTAGGCCGTGCCGCCGTTCCAGGTCGGGGCAAGCCCAACCAGATCGGTATCGACCTGCGTAGCGAGCGCGTAACCCGCGTCGTCGGTATAGAACCGGCGCATCGAGCTAAGAGCCTGCGTTTCCACGATATCCTCGATGACGAACGAGTACTCGTAGTGCTTATTGATGACCACATCCGTGTTCGTTGCGGAAGCCGTGACCAGCGTCACAACGGCATTTGCCGCCTTAGCCGTCGCAGCGCCGCGAACCGGCGTCGGGATATGGATGGTGTCGCCCTTCTTACCCTTGTGGTTAATCATGGAGACAAGGCCCGCGAGGACAAGATTCTTCTTGTACGCGGCGATTACGTCGTCGGACCAGACAGCCGGGATGAACGATGCAGCATCGGTTACATCGAAACTGTTGGTATAGGCAATTGAAGCAGCCATTAGGAGAGTCCTTTACGAATTGAGAGTTGGTGTTTAGCGGACCCTCTTCTCGCGATAGGCTTCAAGAATCTCGTCCTGCATCATGTCGAACTTGTCAGGATTGCGGATTCGCATATCCATAAGATCGGCACGAGAGAACACTTTCTTGCCATCCCCAGAGGGGATAACGCCAGAGGCCGAGGAACCACCCGACTTAGCCAAGGTAGCCTTGCGGGCTCCCTCAACGCCAGTGTTGGGTTTTGCAGCAGGAGCGGGCTGCTCAGAGCGTGCCGTCGAGGCTACCGCCTCTTCGTACAGTCCAAACAACTCGTCAGCTGCGTCGAAGTCTCCCTTTGCCGCCCCAAGCGCTAGCTTGCGACGGTAGTTGCTTCCCTGCACGAACTGGCCGAATTCGGCCGATTGCATCGTGTCTGAAAAGCCGGGATGCTTCTCTTCGAAGCGCGATACCATTAACTCGGATTCCAAGTCGGCGGTACGCTTCTCCAGTTTCTCGGTCCTCTCGACGGCTTCTCGCTTGACAACACGGAGGATTGAGTCCTCTGGATTCTCAAGAAGTTGGTCAGCTGTCAAGGGTTTCGGCGGTTCCTGCTGATTTTCCCGCATCCGCTGCTCGGTGGCGCGAACGCCAATAAGCTCGTCGGCCAGCTTACGAACCTGTCCAATCTCGTTGTTCTTGCGCCCCAATTCGCTTTCCGCGTTTCGGTGCATTTCGATAACGTCTTGGATGGACTTGCCCCGATACTTTTCGGGGAGTTCCTCAGTCTTGGCCTCGTTTGCAGCCGTTGTCCCAGCTAGGGCGGCGTCAGTCTCGGCTTGTAACTCGGTCTCATTCTGGTCAGGGTCAACAATGATAGAAGTCGCCATGTCATCAAATCTCCATCGCAAAGACCCGCCCGGAAATCGGGTTTGGGGTACACATCGCAGAAGGTCGTGGAGTCGCGCGGGCTATTATTCGTCCCGTGCCGATTCGATTTTCTTCCGCTGCCGTCGGATTTTTGCCCACTTATCCCCCATAGTGGGAAAGGATGCAGCATCCAGTCCCAATCTAGGGTCGAACATGGGCGCCCCAATCCAACGTTTGGTGGGGGAACCGCAGATGGGACAAATCACTTTGTCCGCATCTTCGTATCTAACAAGTTCTTCCGAGACCTCGCCACACTTGGCGTTTAGGCACTCGTAGTCGTACATGCGCAGCATTAACTACGCCTCCGAGCCGATATCATCCTCGTCAGCAAGCGAGGTTTCCAGCTGGTCAACCACTGATTCCAGGTTTATGAGCCGGTGTAGAACGTTCAGGGCGCCGCGAATAGTCGCGACCTCCTCAAAGGACTTCGTACCGTAAGCCGCCTGCTTCTCCAGCGAGGCCATATCCTCGGCCCAATCCTTCTTCAAGTGAACCCATCCTGATGTACCCATTGTGGTACGGATGGCATTGACTCTTTCTATGACCTGTGCTTTATCCATGTTACCCCCTCCCGAGGATATTACGATGATTTGGTCTGGATGTTCCTAGCGTCAGCTTCCAACTTGGTTACTTGAGCGTTTGCAACCTTGGCCTTGATGGCTAGTTCGAAGGCCTTGAGCGACTGCATCAGGTGCGACAGTTCGTTTTGTGCTTCGAAAGCCTGGACTTCCCGCAGGTTAATGGCGTTCTTGACGTCCTCGTCGTGCAGGGTATCCGGAATATGCTCGGCTTCCGCCTGATACTTACCGGCTGCGGCTAGAGCCTTCATGCCCTCGGCCTTGGCCTTGGCAGCCTGCGCCTCCAGTAATTGGACCTGCGCCTCAGCGCCGCGGTCCGCTAGTTCCTTCTGCTTGGCCTCTTCGGCCTGCTGTTCCGGAGTAGTCTCCGGATTGATCCACTCGTCCACGGCCCGGTTGAGGTCGGCCTTGTTGGGGCTGGACGAGTTCTCAAAAATGGCCTTCATCATCACGAAGAAAGGCTTAGACTCGTTAGGAACGAGCGCGAGCATCTGCGTAAGTTGCTGCTGCTCAAATTCGCGGGCCATGATGCCCAGAGTACCCTTTGTGCGAAACTTGACGTCCTGCGGGAACTTATTGGAGTCGAACTGGACGTAGCGACGGAAAATCTTGTTCACCAAGGGGCGCATGAAGTTCCGTTCGATATTCTGCATCGTACGGCGCGAGCGCTTGATGAAGGAAGAGGCATTGAGTGCCGTGTTAGTGGCACCACCGGCCTGACCGGGGTTGTACGAAGCTCCCGGATCCATGGCACCCGTGGCCGTCTGAACCATGCGCTCCATGTCGCCGGCGTTCTCAAACAGGGTAGGATTGACCTGCCCTAGGTTAAATCCCTGGATTACGTCACCGGGGGCACCGGTGGTAGGCCAGAACTTGCCCGGCCAGACCCCAAGATTGAAGCCACGGGGCAAGCGGGTAACGTCGCCCGCAATCATCGGGTGCGCCACAAGACCCTGAGCATCCATGCGAGTACGGACTGTGGTATCCAGTCCCTTCTGCGGGTGATAGGCCTTTTCGACCACTCCGCGACCCCAGAAGTAGTTCGGCACCGTATCGTGCTGATAACTGATGAAACATCGGTCGTCGTTGTAGAAAGGGTTAGCCTTGGCGCCTAGAACGGTAGACTCGTTGCCAAGGGTGACAATGGCCTCTACCAGATCCTCGTCATCCCCTTCCATCAGGAGATTGTCGAGTTTTGTGGACTTTCCAGTGTACTGCAGCAGTAACTTGGCTGGGACGAGTCCGTGCCACTCTGTAATCAGCACAGCATCCTTAAGGGGAAGCTGGGACTCCGAGAAACGCGAGGCGGCGAGGTCGGTAGACCCCGAATAGGCCCCAATCTCGACTTTCAGATACGTACCGTCCTTCTGCATCTTCTTGACGCGATGAAGGGGTACTAGAGTCTCGTGGGCCATGCCCAGCATGTCGTCAAGAGAGTCTGTCGTGGGATCCGGTACGAACTCGTACGGTTCCAGAGGAATCATCTCGACGCAGACCACTTCTTCCTTAACCCCCTCAATGGTGGTATAGGTTCTAGTAGTCGTGTTAATCTTGCCGATGCCGGTACCGAATACGGCACCCAGAAGCACGGCCTTTGCTACGCTGGAGGGTACATTGTACTCTTCCATGCGCTCTAGTAACTGGTCACGGGCGCGAACCATTTCGTCGGCCTGTTCCGGGTCCTGAATCTCTTCAAGATCCTCGTAGAGGTCGAACCACTGCTCTCGGCCGAAGATGGCCTCTTCAATTTCTGCTACGGTGGAGTCCACAGCCTGCATAGTCGCAGGAGTCATCATATTCGACCGCTCGGACTTGCGTTTCTTGTCCGCGGGGTTGAAAATTCCGCGCCAGATGCGGTAATATTCGTCCCACATGTCCTTGTGGTTAGAATCTCTATGCTGGCGCCAAGGATCGAGCTTGTCAGTGATATAACTCACCAAGCCGTCTGCCGGTTTCTCGCGCGCGTCTTGATGCGGTTCTACGACAATACTCATAGCTGGATCAGTATCCTGTTAGAGGGTCCTGTGGATTGTACTTATCCATGCCCTCAAATTCGTTCATGTAGGTGACCGTAGCCATCTGGTCCACGTAGGCCAGCGCATCGAGAAGGTCATCGTGCGTACGTGGATCCGGAAAATCACAGGCCTGTTCGATCAGTTTGGCGTTCCAGGGACCTGGGTTAAGGGTAACTAGTCCTCTTTCTACGCGCCCTTGCAGGGCCCACTGAATCCGATCGTATTTACGCTGGTTTCCGTGACTTAGAAGTTCGACACTAAGCCAGCGGCGGTACTGCCGCATTACATCCGTCAGGTAGGGCATTACGGCCTGCTGTGCAAGGCCCTTTTCAATGCCTATCCTACTGGTACCTACGGATTTGCAGGCTAACAACAGTTTGAGGGCAGTTTCCCGGACGTCCCAGCGTCCGTATTGGATTTCCTTGACCCACCAACCCTCCGGAGTGACTTTTGCGATGCAAATCGCATGGTCATCGCGCCGTTCGGGAGTTTTGTTAGACCTATCGGGGGTCGAAAACCCTGCCAAGTCCGCTGTAACGATCCAATCCCCGGACAGAGGCTCTCTGCCGTCGATTTCGAATGAGTCAGCAGTGAAAATCTTGCCACCAGAGGACCGGAAGGTGGCCTCAATCTCCTGTGAGATTAGGTCAGAGCCCATGAACTCGGTCATGGAGCTAATTTCGCCGGCCGTGATGGCTGGATTGGCCGCACTAGTGAACGTAAAGGCCGCCCACTCCGGATTTTCCTCCTGCATCCGCCTCTCTGCCATGGTATACAGGTCAAAGAAGTGATTCTTGCCCTTGGGGGTGCCGATGAACATGGCATCGCCGCGGGCTACGGTCAGGGCAGGCCGGACAATTTCCGGGAACACGTTGGGCAGCATATCCTTGTACTCGTCAAGGACTACCCTAGACCACGTAAATCCTCGGAGCGAATCCGGATTGTCGGCACCGAACAGGCGCATCCGGCGCCCGTTTGGGAACACGATCAGGCCCGTGTTCTCGTATACCTGACAGGATGATTCGATTGGGGCAATTATTCGCTTCAACCGAGGCCATACGTTCTTTTTGGCGGCTTCAAACGTCGGGTAGATGTACGCCGTTTCAAAGGTTGAATCCAGGGGCACTCCACCCCAGGAAACATCTGCCAGAGAACCGATAGTCAGATAAGAACCGGCCAGCGTTGTCTTGCCTGACTGGCGTCCGGCGGCTACAACTTTGAAGCGCGCCGAGTGGTTGTAGACCTCCAACTGCTTGTCGTGGAGGCCAAATACTAGCTCAGCCATTAGCCCTCCCGGACTTAGGCAGTCGTAACAGTATACGTATCGACTACGCCGCCAATGGTGAGAGCCGCGTTAACGGCCGTAAGGGGAGTACCCGCCGAGGTAACACGAACGCTGAACTTGTCTCCAATCTCTGCCGTGCCAGCCGCCGAAGTATAGGCCGCTCCGTTCTTAGAGTACGTACCTCCCGTAATGGTCACTGCTACAGTAGCCGCATTGAAAGCAAGCGCCTGTATAGTATTGGAGGTAAAGACAGTACTTTGGGCGGCACCCGTTATATCCGTAAACACGAACGCGGACGGAGTAACGTCAGCAACTACGTTAAAGAAGGGGATGTACCCCGTCGCATCCGTAGACCACGGAACCGTAGCCCCGGCCTCCACGAAAACGGGTGTGTAATCCGTCCACTTCGTGAGACCGGTAATCGAACTCAGGATAGAACTAGCAACAAATGAGCCGCTAGCCGCTGTGGTATTTCGGGCAATAT